CGGCACCAATATCGGAGCGCGTTATACAACGATTTATGCTGGCGAACAGAATGAAGGAAATGTCGGAGGGAATATCGTAAACTCTGGATTTAACACGGTCATGCTTGGCGTAACACCGGGGCCCGGCATGACTGACACTGGATCAAATACTATCATAATTAGTCCGGGTATCAGCAAAATGGACGCTTTGCGCGTCACCAATATCCTGACTTCCGAAAGACCTACCAGTGGAACCTTCGACTATCCTGTTATTGCCAAAATTTTTGGCAATGCCTCCGATGGTCGCGGCGGTGGTTTTGAAATCCAAACTCCAGCAGGGGGCGGCACGGCGCGCACTGCCGCGCGGATTGCAGCGGCCCAAGATGGTGGAAACAATGACCGCCTTGCTATCTTTTTGAATACTGGCGGAGCAATGGTGGAATATCTTCGCCTATCTCCGGTTTTGAATGCGCTTTATCCTGTAACCGACGATGTTATTGGCCTTGGCCGCTCGACAAATAGGTTTAATCGGGCGTATTCAAAAGAGTTTCGCCCCGGCTCAGGGGCCCCCATTTGGACGAGTGGCGCAGGAAGCCCGAATGGTAATGTCACCGCGCCTGTAGGATCGCTCTATACCGATACTTCGGGCGGGGCGACAACCACACTGTACGTCAAGGAAAGCGGCACTGGCAGCGCCGGGTGGATAGCGAAGTAGGGGCAACCCAACATGTTTTCGGTCGCGGCGGGAACGCCGGGTACTTGTGGCTGACAACGCAAATACGGGATGGTGATAGGAAAAGATTTCACAAAGGAGTAAACAATGGTTAATTTGCCACTGGCTAAATCAGACTGGAGACGAGAAACTGCTGAAGAGCCAGTGGCGAAGGTCCAAAATAGGTTCTTCGAGCAAAATCCTACAAATCTTGTAGAAGGTTCATCGCTTATCCTTCGTCCCGGTTTTAAGTTTTGGACCAATCTTGGAGATTCTCCGGTACTCTCTATTTACTCGCAAGACGGCGCTTTTCAAAATGACACGTTTGTTATCCAGACTAACCAAGTCATGCGTCTTGATGAACAGGCTACTGTTATTGGACCACTATCTTCTTCTTTTTCGTCAAGCAGTACTTCTACTAATCGTGCTTGCTTTTCTAATGCGATTGGGTCAGTGCCTTCTTATTTCTTCTTCGTAAAAGGCACTACTCTAGACAGCTATTGTCATTTGCCTGTTGCAACTAATTCTTTGACGTTTACAGCACAACCTGAAGTCGATTCTATCGTTCGGTTGGGAGAAATGTATTATAAGTTTGTTGCACCCGGTGCTGTAGATACTGGAACAATTGACGGAACTTCTACTAATCCTTGGAAAGTTAATCGAGGTGTAGTGGCAGGTGAAGCCTTTTTCAACTTGACTAGAGCGGTCAATGCAGTTGGTACACCTGGATCAGACTACTCGTCTATTCTTACAAAGAACCCCCTTGTTAATGCAGATGAGTACGGCGGACTTACTGTAGTTAATTTTTATGCAGCTACTGGTGGTCTGTCAGGCAATACTATACAAGCAAGTGTATCAGCAACAGCGGTAATGTCTTTTGCTTCTAGTTCTTTTACAGGTGGTGCAGGGTCAGGTAAAGATTTCCAATCTCATGCTGTCCCTCTGCCTGCGGACGAAGGTGATCCGTTCCTAAGAGAAATTTCTGTTAAGGCTGTCGCAACGATTAACTCGTATGTAATTGTTGTTGTCAATTCCCAATACAACGGGACTTCTGGCAGGTTCTACTGGATCAATCCCGGAGAAACTTGGATTGATCCGCTGTCCTTTGCTACGACAGAAAGTAACCCTGACAGCATTGTTTCTGTTCAAGTCGTAGGGGATCAGTTGTGGTTCCTCGGAAGGGACTCTATAGAAATCTGGGCAGCGACTGGCGATCCCGATCTACCGTTTGCTAAGATCAACGGCCTTACGATGAACTATGGTGCACTTGAAGGCACTGACGTAACAATTAATAATATGCTTTTCTTTGCGGACACTACAGGAATTGTTTATTCTGTTTCTGGCGGGGCTCCTCAAAGAATCAGCACTAATTCTATTGAAGAAAAAGTTCGTCAGTTCCAGCAGAATCTTAATTACTATACTTCCGCAGAATTAGTATTTAAGTTTAGAACTTGGACCTATTCAGCAGACGGGCATTTATTCTATATTCTGAATCTTGGAGATTTGCACACTTTCGCGTACGACGTAACGTCAGAGCAGTGGACAAGCTGGAGCAATTATAACAGTGATATTCTAAGGCAACACGCGGGTTGTCCTGTTTTTGCGTCTCTTGAGATACCTTATTCTGATTCCACTCTTTTGATTAAAAGCAATCCTGTGGTAGTCGGAGATATATATTCAGGAACGCTATGGGTTGTTGACCCTGCTTATAGGTATGACGACAATACGGATAGAACTGCTGTGACTGTTATTGAAACAGTTTTTACAACAGGTTTCCCGGCCCGTATGAGAGAAACTACAAAATGTAACGAAGTCTATGTAACTGGTTCAGTAGGGAGTCCTTCTTTGAGCAGTCCTGTTTATCTAATAGATGGCGATAGTGGCACCTACCTAACGGATGGCGATGGAGGGCCTTATTTAGTCGATCCCGCCATGCCTGTAGAGGGTTTAACGGTAGATGGTTCGTCTCTATCCATTGTAACCTTGGAGACTTCTGACGATAACGGCAGAACTTGGGTATCTCATGGTTCTCTAGAAATTAATCCAGACGAATGGACTTTTGAGTTGGTTTGGAGAAGTCTTGGTGTGATCCAAGCTCCGGGCAGAATCTTCCGATTCACTGATTATGGGTCTCTTGCACGAGTAGACGGAGTCGATATGCGATGAAAAAGATAGACAAACTTTCTTGGAATACGCAAATTGTCGATCCGTCTACTGGCGCTCCTACTCCATTCTTCGTACTTCTTTGGCAGACTTTGTTGGAAAAAGTAGAACTTATTTCTTTTCCCGATAATCCGGCAGATGGTGCTACTTTGACTCTTACCTACAATGCAGATACTAAGAAGTGGATCGGGTCTTGATAGAAAGGACTAATGACGTTGAGACTGTCATGAAGGCAGTCTCTCAATACAGAGAAAGAATTTTAGGATTCTATCCTAAAGAATGGCTAGAAGACACTGCTAATATCGCTCTTGTCGATGAAAAGGGAAATGTCGCTCTGTTTGAACACAATTACCCCGGAGTCTATACAGGTCATTACTTTTTCTCCGTACGAGGCAAAGAGGCTCTTAGTCTTTCTAAAGAAATTCTACGTATAGTCTTTACTGACTACAATGTAAAAGCCATCAGGGGGATAACTCCTCTTAAACACTTAGGAGCAAGGTGGATGACCAAGCAACTTGGTTTCAAATCATATGGAATAGTCCACACGCCCAACGGCCCTGAGGAACTATTTGTACTTACAAAAGAAGAATGGGAAGGAACTGATTAATGGGCGGTATTTTCGGAGGGCCTAGCAAATCTAAAAGCACTAGCTATTCTGGTAATCTAAATAACAGTCTTATCACTGGCGCAACTCAAGGAAGCCTAGGTAATATTCAAACTGCCGGTGACTTGATGAAGGCGTTCCTTAGTGGCGACTCTACTGGTTTCGACACCTTTAAACGTACCACTGGTTATGATGCTGCACAAGAAGCCGGTAGTCGAGGAGTCACTTCTAATCTTGCAGCCAAAGGTGCATTGAACAGTGGGGCGGCTGGTAAAAATTATCTTCGAGTAGCTAACGACATTTCTAATCAATACTCAGATAACTATTGGCAACGTCTCCTCGGTCTTAATCAACAGGGCATTTCTGCAGGGTCTCTTGCTTCCAGTGCAGGGCAGTACAGCAAGTCTGACAGCACTTCTCGGGGAGAGGGCAAGAGCGGTCTTGGTAATGCGCTTGCTCTTGGGGCGCAGATGGTGGCTATGTCTGATCCTCGTCTTAAGAGAAACATTGTTCGTATCGGAGAAACCCCTGAGGGTATTCCTACGTACGAGTACGAGTACCTGTGGGACGACGTTAAGAGGGTCGGTGTCATGGCTGACGAAGTCGCTAAGATTAAGCCTGAAGCGCTTGGTCCGACTATTGCTGGTTACAGGTCTGTCGACTATAGTAAATTGGAGGTCTAATGGCAAGCATCTTTGATCTCCTCGGAATGGGAGCACAAGCAGGAGCAACTCCTCCTATTTATAACCCTAATCAAAACCAATCAGAAGTTATTCCTGAAACGATTGACACTACTCCTATTGTGTCCGATCCTGCTCCTGAGCATAAAGGGCTGTTTGGAGTAAAAGGAACACTCCGCGATCTTCTTGGTATGGCAGGAGACTTCCGTGCTAATATGGAAGGTCGTCCTGGTAGGTACGAACAACTTCGTAAGCAAGAACAGATCGGCGATGCAATGCGAGGGTTTAATGAAGACCCTATGACTGCGATCCGTCGAGTGTTCAAAGCTGATGGTAAGCTCGGCAATGAAATGCTTGAGTCGTACAGGGAACAGGAAACTAAAAGGCTTCTGGCAGAAGAGAAGCGTCGTGAACAAGGTCGTCAGATTATTCAAGGGATGCTTGGTACGATTAAAGACGATAGGACGTATGCTAAGATGGCTCCGCTACTTAGACAGTCTGCTCAAAGGTATGGTGTACCTGCAGAGGAGATTGATCCGTACCTTGGTGATAAGTACGACCCTGATTTGATTGCAGCTTACAGGTATGGCGGCTTCCCTGTAGACCGACAGATTGCTGCAGAAGAGACTCGTAGGTATCACGATCTTCAAGACGAGAATGCTGATCAGCGCACTGGTATTCAAGCTAGTAGAGCGGCTGCTCAAAATGCTCAAGGAGCACGTAGAACTTCTGCGTACGAACGTAATGTAGCTAATCAAATTGAACGACGTAACAACCCTGTTGCTCGTCCCTCTAGTAAGACTTCGACGCCCCGTCCTAAGGGCAGCGGACCTGCTGTCGGAACTAAAAAGGGTGGTTACACCTTCATGGGAGGCAACCCTGCTGACCCTAAGAGTTGGAAAAAGGATTAACAATGGCTAATGAACCGTGGCTTGAATATCAGACTACACCTGCCCAAGAACCGAAAGGTCCGTGGGAAGAATACCAGACTGAAACCGCTCAGGCCCCGGTCCAGCCGGAGGCTCCTAAAAGCCCTGCTATAAGCGAGAGCCTTGCCGCTGGCTATCGTACGGCAAAGGATGAAATTCCTTATGTGCAGACTACTCGCAAGAGAGACGCGTATTTTGATCTTGCAGCCAAGATGGGGAAGAATCCTGTAACGGACTATTTCTCAGTAAAGGGTTTGATCCCTGGCTCGGACATGTTCGATGTCGATAAATACGATTATGATGCACTGTTCAATGACGCTAAGAAAGCAGGTCTTGTCACCGCTAAAGATCGTAAAGAATTTGAACGTAATCTTTTGCAGAGGGATGGAGAGCGTTTTGCAGACCTTAAGACTGTGTACGATAATCCAATTTTGGGTACTATCGGCGGGCTGGGGTCTTTTATTCACGATCCGTTAAATGTTGGAGCTAGTCTTGTTACAGGCGGTTTATCTAAGGGCATGTCTTTGGGTAAAGCCCTCGCCACTGAAGCAGGTGTTAACGCGCTAACTGAACTTGCTCAAGTTCCTCTTACTGATCGTGCGCTTGAAGCAATGGGAGAAGATTTGACTCCCGAGCAAGCAGCGGCTCGTGTCGCAATGGCGGGAGCTTTCGGGGCGGGTCTCCATGGGCTGTTCCGTAGCCTTGGTATTGGCGACCGCGTAGAAGCTGAACCTACTGTGCGCACCGATGAAACCACTGCTGTTGAAGGAGCTGCGCCTGCAGGCACTCGTGAGTGGACCGATGAGGAAATGCTCGGCATCACTAAGATGATCGAGGAAGGCGGTACGGTTGATGACATCGCTAAGGTGTATCCGCTTACTGAAGAACAGCGTAATGCCATTGGTTGGTATGTAGAAGCCAACAAGAAGGGGCAGGATCAGAAGGTTATCTTCGAAGGTGGTGATAAGCCTGCAGAGGAAGATGTTCCGTTTGAAGCACCTGATTTCCTTAATCAGCCTGTCAAGGGGCCATTCAAGGAAACTCCTGCGTTCCTTAATGAGAGCGCTACTCCTCGTACGGTAGAAGACCTTCCTAAGCCTGCCAAGGGCAAGAAGGCTGTCTCGATTGAGAACAGCGCAAAGAAGACTTCAGCTAGTGCTCCGGGTGCTGTAAAGGAACCTGAGACTGCTCCTATTCGTGTGCCTGTTAATAAGGCAGTTGACCATATCAATGACATTACTAGTGACTGGAAGGCTGCTCCTGAGTTCTCTGTAGCAGGCCGTCTAGAAGACCTTCCTGACAATGTTCGTAGGGATATCATTGAGGATGGCGCTGAAGACGCTATTGGTGTTACTGTTGATGGTAAGGTGTATATCCTTGCTCACAACATTAAGGACGCAGATGAACTGTCTGCTGTCACCTTTCATGAGGCTCTTGGCCACGTAGGCCTTGAGCGTATGTTCCGTCAGCGTCTTGATGCTGTCCTTACTCAGATGTACAATACCAATGAAATGGTACGTAACTCTGCAGATGGCTGGCTCGCTAAGAACAGTACTCAGGCAGGCAATCCTATTGCTCATGCTGTGGAAGAGATTCTTGCTGAGACTTCTGAAGGTGGTAAGCTTGAAGCTCGTATCCTTGATAAGGTTCGTGCTTTCCTTAAGCAGTACGCCCGTCGTATCCCCGGTCTGAAGAACCTGAAGTACACAGACAAGGAAGTTTACGCTATCCTTTCTATGGCGCACCAGAAGGTTACAGACGGTGGCCGCTCTGTCGGTCGTACGGGTAATCGCTATATGCGTATGTACGCTAATGACAATGTGGACCAGCGCCGAGTCTCAGATATTATTGATCGTGAAGCAGAGTTCTGGGGAATCAAGGATGTGAACAAAGCCCTTAAAGAAAGGGACTTTAGAGCAGATGTTCGAGCAGCTCTAGCCAAAGAGGGTCTTCCACAAGACGTTATTAACTTTGATCCTCGCATGACAAATAAGTACTCCAAGCCTGACACTGAAGGAGGTCGTACTCGTGGTCTCCGTCTAGACAAGATTGTCACTAAGGACGATGAAGCTAGTGCTAAGTTCATCAAGGAGCTTCAGAAGGAACTTCCTGATAAGTACACACAGTCTTGGGAAGAGACTGAAGCCATGGCAGAGCGTATTGGCATGAACATCAATAAGCTTGAGAAGATGGCAGACGGCATTAATCCTGAACATATCAAAGCTGCTGAAGTCTTTGTTATCGGTAAGCTCAACATGATTACTGACCTACAGAAGAAGCTTGATGGAAACAAGTGGACGCTTAAGGACAGAGATAATCTTATTGTTCAGACTCGACAGTTTGTTGAAGCGCTTAAAGCTCTTGAAGATATTAAGTCTGCGCAGGGCCGTAACCTTAACATTCTTCGTACGATGACGATTAATAACAAGGCTGGTACTAACAAGGTCCGCTACGCTCTCGCTCAGGCAGAGAAGAATGGACTTAGCGATGTTGAGTCAATGAAGCAATTGGCTAACGCTCTTGATGAACTCAAGAAGAATCCTAAGGGTACTGCTGAACGTGGTTACTCGAAGGCTTATGAGTATTTCATGGATGTTATCAATATCCCCCGTACACTGCAATCGACTTATGACATGTCGGCTCCTTTCCGGCAGGGTATTAACCTTGTGTCAAGAAAGGAGTTCTGGAAAGCATACGCAAAGATGTTTAGCTACGCTAAAAGCGAGAAAGCATATCTAGACCTTCTAGAAGATATCAAAAGTCGTCCTACTTATGAGGCAATGCAAAACGCTAAACTGTTTATTGCTGAACTTGAAGATGGTATCAGTGGCAGAGAAGAAGCGTTTCTTTCTAAGCTTGCCGGGAGAGTTCCGGGCGTACGTATTTCAGAGCGTGCATACAACGGCTTCCTTAACAAGCTTCGGGCAGACACCTTTGACACTATCTATAAGAAGGGTCTTGAAGTTGGGGCTGACCTGTCAGAAGACAGCAAGGCTCTAAGGGACTTGGGAAGCTTTATCAACAATGCAACTGGCCGTGGCTCAATCAAACATGTTGATCAGTCAATGCCTATCCTTAGTGCATTGTTCTTCTCTCCTAAGCTTATTGCTTCTCGTGTGCAGATGTTGAATCCGTTCTACTACGCACAGCTCGATCCTATGGTTCGTAAGGAAGCGCTTAAGGCAACGATGGCTCTTGGTGCTATTGCCATGACTATTGGTTCGCTTGCTCAGGCTGCTGGTGCAGATGTTGAAGGTGATCCTCGTTCGTCTGACTTCATGAAGATTAAGACTGGTGATACTCGTTACGATATCCTTGGCGGATTTGGGCAGTACATCACTCTTGCTTCGCGTCTTATGACAAATGAAAAGAAGACAACCGCAGGTGTTGTTAAGCAGTACGGAACTAAGTTCGGTGAAGAGAACCGTCTTGACGCAATTGAGAAGTTCTTTGAAAACAAGTTCAGCCCTGTTGCATCGTTTGTCGCAGACTACTACCGCGGTACTGACGCTGTTGGTAAAGAGTTCAAGATGGACGAAGCTGTTACCAAGCGTATGATTCCTTTGTACTTGCAGGATGCGTATGAAATCATGCAGGAAGAAGGGACCAGCAAGGGTGCTCTAATGGCTGCTCCGGGCCTGTTCGGTATTGGCACGCAGACGTACAAGGACGAGCGTGGCGGGTTTGAGATGAAGGATCGCAGCACTGATGACCCTGCTGTACAGGAGATTCAGCGTCTTGGCGGAGACAAGGATATTGTCACTACCGGTAACAAGACGGATGCTAAGACTCTTGGTATCCCTGAACTCGATGAGAAGCAACTCAAGCAGTACCGTGATTACTCGTCGCAACTTATCTCTGCTGCTGTCAAGGAAGCTATGGCCACCCCTGAGTGGAAGGAAGCTTCTGATGAAGAGAAAGTTAAGTGGGTGAAACAGATCGGTAAAGATATGCGGCTTATGGCAAGAGAGGACCTCTTCGGGTCCAATAACGAGGAGGAACAACCTTGGGATGAATACAATGACGAAGAGTGAAGTTGAGAGAATTACAGCTCTAGAAGTTCAGATGGCGCATCTTACTGAAATAGTAGAGAAGCAGAATGAAAAGCTAGACGATCTTCTTGGGCTTCGCAATAAGGGTGTGGGGGCGTTCTGGTTAGCCAGCGCCCTCGCAGGCACCGGGATAATCGGTGTTGTGTTTTCTTTCTTTGAATGGATAAAGAGCTAATGGTCCCCGGTGTAGAACAAGCACTCACAGAAGTTCTTAGTCAGCTTCAGAAGATTCTGGCAGAGATTGAGAAAGCAACAACCGAAGATCAGAAAAGACAGATCGACCTTAAGACGTTCTTTGATGACGTACGAGGCAGTCTGTTTAATGGCAAGCTGTCTGCCACACAAGTAAAGGGAATGGAAGCTAAGATCAAGGCCTTTCAAGAGGCCGGCTTCCCTCTATCTTGGGCAGCGTACGCAATGGCTACTTCGTATCACGAGACTGCTCGCAAGATGGTCCCTGTACGCGAAGGCCTTAGTGCAAGTAACTCGTGGCGTAGGAAGAATCTAAGATACTACCCGTGGTACGGACGAGGGGACGTACAGCTTACATGGGAAGAGAATTACAAGAAGGCGGATAGAGAACTTGGTCTTGGTGGGAAGCTTATCAGTAATCTTGATCTCGCTCTCGATCCTGACATTTCCGCGAATATAATGGTCAAGGGAATGACAGAAGGTTGGTTTTCTTCTGATAGTCAAGGGAGACATACCCTTGCACGTCATCTTCCTAATGCGGAAGAGACTGTCGGAAGATTTGCTAACGCGAGGCGTATTATTAACCTAACAGACAAGGCAATGCTGATTGCTTCGTACGCAGTAAAATTCCAAGAGGCCTTTAAGAAGGCTGGATACGGGAGGGTTTAATGGGTATTCCGATTATAGGTGATATCATCGGCGCTGTTAAAGACCTCGCCGGTAAAGCTATTGTTGACAAGGATAAGAGAAATGAAATTATCCTTCAACTTGAACAACTTAAAGACAAAGCTGACGCAAGGTTTCATGAAGAACTCATGGGCCAGATCGAAGTCAATAAGGTCGAAGCCCAACATCCGAGCTTGTTTGTTGCAGGTTGGCGACCCGCTGTTGGTTGGTTGTGCGCGGCAGGTCTCGGTTGGCAATTCGTGCTATCTCCATTCGCTGAGACTATTGCACGGTTTAACGGTTGGGCAGGGCAAATGCCTGTGGTTGATACTGAGAATCTCTTGATGCTTATCCTTGGTATGCTTGGCATTGGTGCCCAGCGTACGATGGAGAAGGTTAAGGGTGTAGAAACCAGTATCGTAAAGAAAGTTAAGTAAAAGAAAACCCCCTCTAGCGTAATGCCGGAGGGGGTCTTTTTGTATCAACCGTCTAAGTATTTAGCAGCTTTTCTCAACATATAGGCGTCGTCTTTAAAATACCCCAGACCTCTATTACAAAGGTCACAAAGTAGCCCTCGAACTTTGCCTGTAAGATGGTCATGGTCTACGTGAAAATGTGTATGACCTTTCCTTCCTACATTAGTAGTCTTGCAGATTGCGCAACTATCTCCTTGCTTCTCTAGAAGATTCTCGTAATCTTGACGAGCAATACCATATCGTCGTTCCCAGGCCCTTTCACGACTTTTCTCTTTGTCTCGCCGCCGCTCGTATTCTTTCATTTTATCAGGGTTGAGTTTTCGCCATTGACGTTGGTATTCTGCCTTGTCTTCATATTGTGAGACAGTTATCTCAAGTTTATCTTTGTTACACACCACACGATCCACCCTTACCGTAGATGTCACATACGTCGTGGGTAATCACACTTTCCTGAAATTCTTGACCCAAGCTTTCCCTCGCTTCATAATAAGAACAAGGAGTAAGGGGCTGCCCACCACGACTACCATCAGGGTAGCAAGTAAACCCGCGAAGGCGATGAGCATATCGAGCAAGAGTTTCTGCAAATTTATCAACAGTGTCTTCATTATTAAGGTCTGACCCCCATGCCGGCAGATTAATAGTTGAAGAAATGCTCATATCAACATAGTCTTGAACGTCTGCTTGGAACTTAATCCGCCTCTCAAAGTCATTCGCCAAGTCAAGGGCTGATTCGATACTATCTGGGTCAGCTCCATACATGTCTATAAGCTCTTGTGCAGCAGAGTCAACCACGTATTGGTAATGCCAGTCTGTGCCATTCTTCAGATACCTTCTCTTGTAAGCAACAGCGAACAGAGGTTCAATACCAGTAGTAGTTCCAGCCAGAATACCAATAGTGCCAGTAGGCGCAATCGCCCGCTTAGCTACCGGACGGCTAATACCTAGAGAGTCAGCAAACGCATCAGAAACTGAATCAGATACATCTCTGTATGATGCCAGCCAAGAATGAAGCTCTTCGGTAACTTCATACTTATTGCCCCTTTGAATAAGCCACTCGTGCATTCCCATAAGCCCAAGACCAAGCCTACGATTCTTCTCGCGAGTTAGGTAAACAGCAGCATAAGGGAGCTTAGCTTCTAGTGTCCCACATACAAGAAACTTAGTAGCTAGTTCACAAACTTGCTTGAACTCTTCAAGTGTTTCAATGCGCCCCATATTGACAGAACCTAGGTTACATACATCGCTATCATCTTCTGATGTAACTTCTGTGCAAGCATTACGAAGTGTCTCATTTTCTTTTTCATAAAAGTTAAAAGAGAAACCCGGCTCAGCTCCCTTAAGCGCCTGCCTTACATTGGTAAGGAAAACCTCTCCTACATTACCAGTAGCCTTATACGCCTCAATCCATGCTGTATCATAGTTTACAGAAATATTAGTCATGTCTAGAGGACAAGGGAAGTTGAAGTCTAGTTGCTTAACATCCTTGTAAGTCTTATCTGTTCCCGGAATTGGGTAGTTCTCCCAATCCTTAATAGTAAGAAACTTATTGATATCAGCATGTCGCCAATTCAAAGATGCATAGATAGCAGACCTACGAGAACCCCCTTGCATGACTCGCCTGCCAATCTCATTAAGCATTTCCATCTTGGGTAGAGGACCAGAAGCTGATCCACCCGTACGGCGGATAGGAGAGCCTTCTGCACGATATACAGAGTAGTCTACACCAATGCCACCTCCAGTCATTAGACAACTTTCAGCCTTCCAAGACAGATTGGCCCAGTCTTCACGAGTGTCTTCTTCCGCCTTGAGAAGATAGCAATTGTTATAGAAAGGATTAGGACGGCCTGCGTAATAAAGATAGCGCCCACCCGGAATAAACTTCATGTCTGTAACGTATTGAGTAAGTTGAGAGACTTCATCTTTACTCATGTAATTACTACAAACACTTTCTATAAGTGTCTTAGCAAGTTCTGGCCAAGTCTCAGCTCCTTCGTGAGCGTACTTCTGTTCAAAAATATGGCGTGCAAAATAACTACGAAAATAATCGTTCTTCAAGATCAGAGGCCTTTCATATCAGGTTTATGGTAATTTGGGCCCTTCTCAATTTTCCCATCGCTCCGGAAGAATACCTTACCGTTAACAACCTTACTCATATTGGAATTATGAACACGATTGAAGGAAGGATCAGCAGGAATACCAAAGTACACAGCAGCCTGAGAGACTACGTATTGTAGGTCGGCCCACTCCTTACAGAGTTCGGCTCGATTAGATTCGTTCTGCTCTCGTACGTATGCCTCGGCAGCCATAAAGAACTCGTTAAGTTCCTCAACGATACAAGTAGCGATAGACTCATCAACACTATCCGGAGTCCCATCAAAGTCCTTCTTGCCCGCCGCCTTACGAAATTCATTAACCTTTTCCTCACGCGAAATAGTCTTCGGCATCATCGTAATCTTCCTCAATTTGATTCTTCTTGCGCTTAGGGAAACGGAAGTCCTTTTCCTTATGGAACTTCCGTCGCATTTCCCTCTTCTGCTTTTCGTCGTACTTATTAAGTCCGCTCATTACCATACTCAAGCTTGATAAGAATATCAATATAATGTCGTGCTTTCAGAAGGTCTTCGAGACCTCCCTTCGTACGAAAGCGACTGACATACTTAACAACATTAGATTGGCAATGATCAAGCTTGTTGGCCATGCAATATTCAATAGGCTGGATAGCAAAGGCCTTATAGTGACCACCACCAACCTGAACCTTAAGCGGGTCGGGTATCGTCGCTGTCGTCGTCAAAGAGGTCGTCAAATTCGTATCCTTCGTCGTCGTAGTCATCTTCATCAATTTCTTCGATGACGCCATGAAAGTAATAGCGCTTCGGGGAAATATCGACCTCGCGGAAGCGTCGGCGAGCATCCCTCTCAATATCTTGCAATCCCCCAAAACCTTCTTCTGAAACAACAATTGCTTCTCCGTCATCACCCAACCAGAAATAAACATCAGTCTTCATTATTATTATCCTTTTCTAGACCGAGTTCCTCTTGTACGTCTTCGATGTTATCTATGATTTCCTCTTCAAGAAGTTCAACAATACGTTCGATACTTACATTCAGAAACTCTACAAGTTCCCAACCCTCAAAACGATCAATGAGGGCTTCTCTAATCAACGGGCTAAGTTCGCCCTCATCCATCAATGCCATCACTCCTTAGCCGTATTCTTTCTTAAGGTGGTTCATAGAAATCCACGAGAAGTCATAGATACCGTCTTCAACATTGTCACAGATAGCAATACCATCAGACCACATATCATTAGACGGACCAGCGTATCCCATGTGGAACCCAATGAAGTTGCCTACAACAAGGCCCATCAGAGAGCGCCCCGGGGTCTTGTCAATCTTATAATCAAGTACGTGGGAATGGCCAGCAGTGCCAGACTTATTACGCTTCTTAACAATAGTCCATGCTGCATGTTGTCCACCAATAGGGCGACCCATGATACCGCTTGTAAAATAGTGACAATAATCAATACCATCGATATCAATTGGTTCAAGGAATGGAACGACGTCCGACCACGGGTAGTCCTTGTATCCAATGTCTTCCGTCTTGATCTTCCCTTGAAATACCGGGTTGTCGGCGACGAAACGATCCGCCCGTATGTCATGATTTCCCAAGGTCCATACAAAGCGGGGTAGCTTCTTCTTGTGTTTGCGAACTTCGTGGAACATGCGTTCTTGCGCGTCCTTAGCCGCATTTACATCCGCTTCATACCTTGCGCCTTCGATCTCTATCGCCTTACTGTGAGCGCATAGAGAGGCCATATCAGCCATATCACCAATATTGACAACCACATCAGGACGGCTATCGTGAATAAGCTTACCAAGCCAAGTAAACCGCTCGTTAGAGTAGTCAGGGTGCGCATGGCTGTCCCCAATAATTAGGTGTCGTTTACCCATACCATTCCTCCGGTATCGTTGTTCCTTCTTCCCAGAGGAACCCATGTTGTTTGTTTATCATATAAATGGTTTTCTTTTTACTGGTTTTTTCTTTTTAGGGACAAACCATCCAGTACCTTGCTCTAGGTAATCTGCAATTTTTCTAAAGATTTTACCATCACGGTGTCGTCCAACTCGCATTCTATTACAATAGTTACATAGAAGTCCTCGGATTTCTCCAGTAATATGATCGTGATCTACATGGAAATTTGTTTTTTCCATATCTTGATGCTTTTCACAAACAGCACAACAATTATTCTGCTTTTCTAGTAGAAATTTATATTGTTCAATTGTTATACCGTACCTTGATTTTAGGTGATTAGCTCTGCGTTGCTGTTTGAGCAAATTGGGATCAGAACTATTCTTTGCCTTCCGCAAAATTGATAAACACAGCCTACAAGTTGGGTCGTTTATCTTACCTGCACGAGAAGTATAAAAAGCGTCTCGTGGTTTTATTTCTTTACAGTGCTTGCACTCTTTTTCTTTAAGTGACTTCATAAACCTCCGGTTCTCGCACAACCTTAGTAAGATACCGTGGGCCTGTGCTATAAATAAACGTTCTAAGGTCCTTCCAGCAGTGGTGCTTGAAGGCACAATAACTACACTCTGTTCCCAGCTTCATGTTACCAGACTTGCCGTCTGGCTCATCAGGGAAGCAACGTTCTGGCGGTGTCTCGCTAGCAATAACTTCCTTGAGATGTGCAATGCGTGGCCGCGGCGGATTGTCAGCGATGATAGATGCACTGACATTCATTACACACAAGTCCCCACTTACCTTGTCTGCGGCAAGAAAAGCTCCAGCTTCTCCCGGAGTAATCGTATCTGTGTAGCCAGAGATTTGCTGGATATACCCAAAAGGATCGTTCTGATGGAGAGTGTTGTCTTTGAATTTCTTATACGCAAAGGGAGAAGCGGATTTAACATCAGTGACAACACCATCAATGATAGCATCGATGTGCCCCTTGACACCATCCACTTCAATCTCCATCTGTTCAGCTTCAACGCTATGACCAGATTCCTTAGCAAGGAAGAGAAGAAGTGCTTCAATCACATCACCATAAAGGAATTTGAAGTATGTCTTTGGGGTCATCTCTTCTGAAGGATACCCCTTAGCCATATACCATAGCTGTCGGTCTGGCTTACCCAGAGCAGAGAACCGCAGAGGGTCTCGTACGTCTTCTCGCGATGCGAGTCGTACGCGGAGAATCTGCTTCATGTTCTGGGCGAACTCTTCTAGGTTGTCCTCGTTAGGCTCGTGCATGACCTTAGGATCAAACAACGAGTATATGTCCTGAACGAGTGTGTCAATCGTCTTTTGTTGGGTCATATTCTAGTCCAAACTTTAGCAAATCTTCTAGAGCTTCTTCATAGTCTTTCTTGTTATAGAAAGGACCCCCGCAGCAATCTGGATCGCCACAGGAATTATCAGTCTCGTAGCCAAAAATATAATCAGTCGCCCAAGAAAGTTGGCGTACCTCGTCTAAGTTAATCTTCTTCGTCATTATCAGCCTCTACATAGACAGTATCAAATTCCCAATTCTCGTCGTCGTACGCCATATTGATAGGAAGAAACTCTGAGAACTGCAATCTCTTGGCAGCTTCTCGCCAGTCCTCTCCCTCATCAATATCAACAGAAGCAGCGCCTCTCATTATGAACTGCCCCGTACGTTTGAATACAATATCAATACGCTTCAACGTACTGCTAGTCCTACACCAACTAGAAGAACTACGATAATAATAACTGACCAAATATCCATAACAATCCTTATAAAGACGAGGGCCTTTCACCCTCTGGTTCCCTACGCGCGGGGAATCTTCAACAGACATAGGACAGACTTCCCTGCCTACACTGACCTGTTGCCATCAGCACTGCCGTAGCAGCGGTCCTTATACTGTCATTTTCTGACGACACATTTTTCTATGATACTCTTTTATACTGGGTCGGTTTAGATTATCTTTTTGTGATTCGTAACACAAATTGTTTACCGAATTATCCAAAGAGTTTTCATTAATATGTGAAATGACAAAAGATACTGGGCGTTCACCTAAAAATGTCTTAGCTATTAAAGATGCAATACGATACGTTTTTCGTCTAAAGACGATAATCTTTCGTTTGTAATTTTTAGTAACTTGTTGGTTATGCCCGTATGTCGGTTTTAGCCTATTTATTTTGAACCCGCCACGCGGCATCGGTGTCTCGTAATCTTCTGACTTGACACGACCCAACGTAGATACCCATAAATAATCAACATTTGGAACTTTCTTCCATTCTTCGATCATACGGGCAGATCGTCGTCGAGATCGTCGACAGGTTCCGCAAGGTCAAAGTCCTTAGCAAACTCTGCATCATCAACCTTGATAGCATTAGCAAAGAACTCATCATCTTCAGAGATAGGGGCAAAACCACTACCTCCTTCGTACGGGACAAGATTCAGAACCCGGACACCTCGGATGTAAACACCCTTCTTCTTGCCGGGGCCAAAGTCCATAACTACGAACTTAACATCAACGTCAGAACCGTTACCGATCAGCTTCTCATCATCCCAAGGCCGGCCCTTGATATCCACAACAGGGATCGGGTCGTTCTTAGTGATACCGTCCTTACGATATTCGGTCTGCTTAAACGACAGATAAGGCTCACCATCAAGGTAAGTTTCCTTACGCTTAATACGGTCAGCAATGCCAGCCGCCTTAAGCTCCTTCAGACTATCCTTGTTAGTCAGCAGAAGGTCCATTTTCCATTCCTTGCCGTCCTTGTTATAGTTCAGGACAGGCTCACCGAGAATCTTAGCAAACGATGCCTTACCACGGATAACAACAGTCTGGGGCTTATTAGTCATATATTTCCTTTCAAAGTTTTCTCAAAAGAAGATTAGGCAATTGCAGGGTTACTATGTTTAACCCCTAACCTTCTACTTCATTATACCAACAATTGCAACAAAAGTCAACAACTATTTTTAATTAATTTCCATTTAGTCGACCCGGATTATACAAATCCTCAATCTCATTCAACAGGTCGATAATGAGATCGTCGTAGTCTGTAAGGTTATCAGGAAGATTACACCACTTATTATAGTAGTAGTCACGTATTTCCTTGAGTTCTTTATCAGCCGTAGAAGCCATAATAGTCGTCCTCATCTAGAAGTTCTATGCTCTTGATCTCTTGTTCGTACAAGGTACGATACCATTCGATCTCTCCTTCCGAAAGAAATTCCAGCCGAGACTGGTCTCCATTTTTGTGGGTAATAAGAGCAGAGATATATTTGTGGTTAGTCGGACAAGTCATTAAGGTATCCATGGAACAGAGTGGTCTTCGTCTTCATCAACAGGAGGAAAAGGTCCAACTAGTGTGTTGATGCCCACGTCAAACCGACCTTAGCATCACAATCAATGGGAAGCCGATAACGGAAATGCTCGCCGCTGCTGCGGAAAGCAAGGGGACAAACTTCGTACGCAAATTCATCTGTATGGTCCTTATAAACATCATTCTGCCATTCATCGTGAATGTCCCCTACCTTAAGGACATCTAGAGCACGACGACGGTTCTCAATATCTGCCAAAATGGCGGCCTTCTTCATGATTCTTGACTCGTCTCCTTGTAGGAGGTAGCCAAGGCGAGTGTGTGGAGAGGAGACGATAATGGGAGTCCCGTCACAAAGGACAATTCTTCCAGTTCGGTCCACCTGTCTTTCAAGAGCATCGAGTAGATTTTTAAGTCCTGGGAAATTGTTTGTAAACAGTTGCTTAACTTCTCGACCATCCTTTGTTGATCCGCCAATGATTTGCCCGACTTTTGCATCTCCTGCACCCAAGAGGTAGCTGTATATAAATGTTTTGGCAATACTTCGTGTCGCAAAACTTCCAATCTTTTGATTGTAACTGTGTGGGTCTCCTCCAAGAACTGCCTCCGTAAATTCAGGGTTGTTTAGATAATGAGCGAGAACGCGTAGCTGAATGCCTTTAGCGTCAACCCCAACGAGCATACGATCATCAGAACGAACGGTCCATAGGTTACGAGCTTCGTACGTAAAGACTCCGTCTTCCCCGTAGCGAACTCTATCTTCTTTGTCAAGTCGTACAGCAGGTATGTTAGCGCTGTTAGGCTCGCTGTGGCGGTACCGAAGAGTATTAGCAAGCCACAAGCTACCATGAATGCACCCGGTATCATCGTTGTATGCCTCGATCCATGTATTAATCATGTTGGCACGAGCATTGTATTCAATCCAGTTAGCGATCAGTTTTACCTGTTCATTGCCAGACTTCTCTACAAACTCTGCCAGACTAGGGCTTAGCTTTCCTTTGGAGGTGGGTTGAGGCGAGCCTCCCTTCGTGAACTCTCGGGGTTCCCATCCGAGTTCCAGAAGCTTTTCAACTCGTTGCTGAGGACTTCCAATGCTGAAGTACACGTAGTCATAAGCATCGTATTCTCCGTCGTCTTCTCGGACTCGGACTTCAACATATTGCTGTTGGTGTCGTGTATAATTTGCAGAAGGGTTTCCATCTTTCTTAAATGGCTTCTTGAACGTAGCAACGTGTCTAAGTTCGGGAGGCCAGAACTCGTGGATTCTGTCTCGGATTTCATTCTCTTTTTCCCTTATCTTGTTATAGAGAATATGAGCTTCTTTGATATTAAACGCAAAACCATTACGCTTCTGCTTCTGTATGAGGTGCCATGAACGATGCTCAATGTCTAGACCGTCTTCTGTAAAACCAAGCTGGCGCATACGGTTGACAAGAGCAATAAACACCTTTCCGCACAGAATAGCATCATTCATGCAGTAGTCTTCTTGTTCTTGAGACCACTTGCTGAAATCATCCCATTCTGTTTTAGCGTGTCCAATACGCTTGCCCCATGCTGCTAGGCCATGTCCCCCGTCAAGGGACGGAGAATAAACCATAGACATAAGCATGGTATCACAGATATCAGAAATAGTAAGCTTAGTCCCTACAAGAAGATTCAGTGTGTAGAAATCGTACCCAATACCATTGTGGGCTACGAACTTACAGCCTTCTGCCTTCCTGTCGGCAATCCATTTACGAAGGTTCTCGTAATCACGAAAGCGAACTTCCTCTCGTGTACGAATATTCCATGCGCAAGCGCACCAGACCCTTGTTGAAGGTATGGGATCGCCCTCTATGTCTATTGCCCAATAAAGATGCAACTTTTCTTTATTTGGGAGATACATTAAATTTTGTCCCAATTTTCGTATATAAGCAGGGCTTCGTGCTTTTCCATTCTGTTTTTTAATTTATTTGCTCTATTGGAAATCAGCCGAACATTACCTTGAACATACCCTTTAGTGTTGTCAATCCTATCTAAAGAAGGTGAGTTGTCATCTCCGCCTGGTCCCTTGTTTCTTTGAAATGAAATAGGTATGCCTAAGACAGGGCAGATACTGTTCCACTTTACATCTTCAACTTTTAAAGAAAATTCTAAACCTTTAAGCTTAGCTCTGCTTTTTGCTTCTACTAGCATTCTGTTTAGTCTTTCTTCGACAGAAGAAAATGTTTTGCTATAAGATTTTCTTGCTCGTCTAAAATAGCCTTCTTTATTCTTTTCGTAATCTGTTACCAAATTTGATCCTCTCTTAATGCGTCGCCCTCAAGAAACAACTTCTGCTCTTCTTGAGACAATTCGGTCAAGCGTGCTGTCTCTTTATTGTACCATAGACACCCCGCAATTCCTGTAAACCCTGAAAATCTATTCTTTTCTACAGTAACCTTAGTCACATTTCGACGCCATTCGTTTTCCTCAGTTTTATTTCTTTCTAGCCGAAATATAATATTTGCTAGTTGTTCTACACCTGCTGTGCCCCGTATTTGCCCTTGGCGGTTAGTATGAATAACAGCTATTACACAAATATCTAATTCCATACAAAGTGTTTTAATTTTTGTAGATATTTCGTCTAGCTGCTTTCGCTCATCTCCGCTTTGGTCTGATACGATAATGCTAAGGTGGTCAAGAACAATATACTTACACCCTAGCGCAACCATATGCCTAATTTTATTTAGAATGGCATCGACAGAATTACTTCCAAAGTGGTCGTAAATTACGACACGACTATTGTTAAGAACTTCATCGTACGCCCTCTTCAAATCCTCTACCGGTCTTTCCGAATCTGGCAGGTGGTAAGGAACACTATTATGAATACTCAACAGGCCTAGTGCAGTATCTCCATTAGGTTCTTCAAGGTGAAGGAACCCTACACCATATTCTTTCTCGATAACTGTTGGATCAGTTAGTAACTTATGTTCAATATGTTTAAGAAACGAAGTTTTGCCGACACCTGTTTCAGCAGTAACAACAATAAACTCAGAGAGTCTAATGCCATAAGTAAGCTTGTTAAAACCTTCAAAAGGGTATTGAACAGTAAAGTGCTCTTTCCTATCAATAATCTCGTCCCAGATATCAGAACCAAACTTAAGACCGTCTGGTTGATGAACGGGGGCGGCCCACCATTCACGAGAGAATGCTTCGGCTTCCTTGTTGAGAAGGTAGTCGTTAGCGTCCTTATACTTCCTCGGAGTCATTACCTTGATCTTGCCGAGGGGGAATCCGGGGATGTTGGCTACAGCCTTGGCTGCCTTCTGGCCCATCTCGTCATTATCGAACGCAAGAACGATATTCTCAAACGAGTTAAGATACTCAAAGTCTTCTCGTACGTCACGCTCAGCAGTTGAGGACGAGTGAACAGACACAGCAGGGTAACGACTACCTGACATCTGATACACGGCCATAGCGTCGTCCTGACCCTCTGTAACAGTGATATACTTAGCACTGCCCGGAGGGAAAGCATGACGACCAAATAGACCGGGTTTAACAGTCTTAACATCACCCTCAAAGGCAAAGGTCTTGTCAGGTCCACGAACCTTGTTAGCGATGTGACGGTTATTGATATCGAACAGAGGATACTTGGCTTGATAGTCTGCTACAGGACCACCAACGTCGATCTTGTAACGTTCAATAGTGTCCTTAGTTAGACCCCTATCAGGGAAGCCTCGAAATACCTTAGTGATTGGGGTGAGTTCACGAGCCTTAGCGACTCGTTCCATAATAGATGCAGGTTCTGCCAATACGATTCCTTCTCCGGTATAATACTTTTCTACGTACGCGGGAGGGTAGTTCTTACCACCACATCCTCCGAAGCACTTGCCCCATCCGTTATCTTGAATGGAGAAAGCGTCGGAGGACCCGCATTGATGACACTCTAGATGTTGCTTATTCAATATTGGTATTCTTGAGGGCTTGGCGGACTTGGTTCCACCACGGGCGACAACGGGTATTGTGGTTTCGTAGTCCTTCGTCTTCCACGGCCTTGAGCGCATCCCGCAGCTTCCGCTCCCGTTCCTCGAAGGCGCGTTGGACGAGAATAACAGCGTTATTACTATACCTATGATACCGAACATCTTCTACTAGAGATATTGCCCACTGTTCTGGTTCAGTCTGCATGTTCAACTTCCTCTTCTGCTGTGTCAGCTTCGCCAAAGATAAGAGACCACTCGCCTTCTAGCTGTGCTGTAATCTCTTCTTCACTGTCGTCAGTGAACACTTCTGAAATCTCAATCAGACAAGTAGGGCACGGGTCCCAATCCTGATGATCATTGTTCCACTGGATTGAGTTCTCTTTTAGTTCTGCATCACAGATAGCACACTTCATAACAAATCTCCTACTAACCCTACTATTAAATATACCAGCTTAACGAACGCTTGTCAAGGATAAAGTTCAAGTCTCTCGATGATTTCTGCGTGTGTAAGCCTATTTTTCTCACGTTGTTCTGCTTTTAGCCGTGCGTCTACCTTATCTCGCCAATCTCTAGTAGCTTGAGAAGCCCACGGCCAACGATCAGATTTGCCTTCCGAAATACCTGACGTAATCATCAATAGTAGTCCCTTCGAGACCGGGAGCTGAGTTAATCTCTAGCACGTAAGCACGCTGCTGACGCTCATTCCAGATTACGTCCACTGCTCCGAAGTCAAGGCCTGATGCAAGCATTGCTCGCTGTGCCACGTCCAGTGCTAGGGTAGGGGGCTGAACGTTTTGTCGCACGAACACAAACCCGTTGGCATGATTTCGGATTTGCCAGTTTGGATCGTCCACGTCGGCACGACGGGCTTTGCGTTGCTGGCTGATGATAGATGTGCCACCATCATTAAGAACTCCTACATGGATACGATATTCGTCTTGCTTCTTGATATACTTAACATACAGGGAACAATCGACTAGTTCATCCCGAGTATTAGCAATAACAATTCCTTCGCCGGAATGACCAGCAAGAACAGTCCGGCAGACAATAGGAAAGTCTTCATCAGGAATATCCTCTTTGTTCGTCCAGAATGGTGGGATAACATCAGGCGCAAGCTCCTGCATCCTTTGAAAGAAGGTAAGCTTGTTACTAACATTTCGGATAGACTCAGGCTCGTTAAACATGATCATAGGGCCAGCGTAAGGATTAGTATTACCCCAGTTAATGATTACATCTGTAGGCCGCGGTCGAAACCGCGAACCCTCAAGACGAAGGACCTTGCCACCAAGAGCGTCAGCAAGAGCACGAGCAGAGCGGCTGCCCTGACGATATGGAAGAACTCGAATACGCATGTTAGTTCCTTACCTCAATGAATGAATGCAATATTGTCGCCATTGAAACGACCATCACGAATGTTATACCACCATGCCCTAGAAAGGTCTGTACGCCCCCCAACCATAAGGCGCTTGTTTGCACGTACCTGAATCATAGTGCCTCGACGGTCAATCTTAACGATAATTGCACGGGCTACTCGCATACTAGTATTATCGTAGAAATGTAACCCATTTGAGTTAACAACACCGGCACTAATCGGCAGAGCAGCAGGGCACATTGTGTACTCAACTTGTGCGTCAGGCAGGTTAATGTTAAATGCTTCCGGGTCATAGTCAGGATTGCACCAATACTCGCCGTTCCAGTAGTAATTACGAGGGACAATGCGAGGACGATCAGGCTCACCGGGGGCATCAGGACGAGCAACGTCAACGTCAGCAACCGGAACCGCTTCAGCGAAGAGAGGACGCAGCCTGTACGCAGGTGCAGGAGCTATAGCGGCAAAGTCATCGGCGATCACAAAGTCTTCAAAGGCTCGTCGTGCCGTCTTCTTTTTAGACTTGCCAAAAGGATCAGCGATGTATTCCTTCTTGCACTCTTCATACCAATCGTGCCAAGGGAACCCTGCTACAATAGGTTGCGCTCGACGGAATCCGCACATGACAGCCGTATTGATATCAGGTACGGTGTCAATAACGCCAGTTACAAAGTCAGGCGATACACCAGCCTTCTCACAAATCTCCATGAAGATTTCACGACCGCCCTTCTCAGACATGCTGTAAGCCATCGTGGCAGGATTAGCGAACTTGTCACTAGCGTAGCGAGTAAGACTATGAACAAACTTAGTCCAATCGATAGCACGCTGTGCATCCTCAGTGCCGTTCATTACTCGGTATTCAAGCGAGCCAAAGCGATACAGCGTAAGAATGTTCAATGCACTATACTTGAGATTGTCATTGAAATCCCGACGACCTGACCGAAGGAAGCTACGCCATGCGGACACAGTGCCTGCATTGCAATCCTTAGCACCAAGGCAGAAGTGGTTATTAACTCGCTCTTCTCCTGCCCAAAGAGTCAACGGCTCCTCGAAAGCGGTCCAAAGAGCGATAGCAGAAGTAATATCATTAACTTTTGCACCGGCCATGTTGACGTGTACGTGGGTCGAGCAGCGATTTGAAAGCTTAAGTTCTGTTCCATTGTCGACAAAGGCCTTGTAAAGACCCTCGACCATCGCGTCTACTTCGTCAATATTGCAAGGTCGGCTGAGGACATACTCAAGAGATTCACCACGAAGGGAACCGTCTGACTTGCTAGTCCACTGCGAACCAGTAGTCTTGCCCACTACACGGGCCAGCTTTCCGGACGAAGGAAGATTTTCGCCTTCAATCTCGAACTCAAGTCCGATTTCACCAAGGCCGTTAATGGCCACAACAGGTTCGTTCATTACGACAGAAGGAATACCGACATGCGGAGCCTTAACCTTTTCGTACTCTTCCATGAACGCAGTCATTTTATCAGAACTCCTTAATGTTAGAAATCTTGAAAGCAGGTGTTTCAGCAATTTGCTCTTTCAGGTATGAGAACCGGTCGATAAGAAGAAGCGTGTCATTATCAACAAACAATCCTACACGATCCTGTTCGACATACAGCCAACGCAATCCTAGATCGTCTCGTCCAACAGCCATGGTATTGCAAAACGCTATAGTGGTTCCAGCACGAATACGATTAAGAACTTCTGCAATATCAGGGTAATTGCCAGTAATGGCTGCCTGATACTGAACGTCCTTAGCAATAGTCTCAAAAGAAATTTCGCCAGTAGCGAGAAGACCCAGCCCCCGGTGCATTGCAATTTCTTTAACAAGAATATTGTTTCGAGAGAAGCCGTGTTGTCGGGAACGAATAGGTCGGCGTTCAAGAAAATACGCCTGTTTTGTATGTGTATTATTCACCCATCCGATAGGAAGTGGAACGCGGAACCGATGAAAGCCCTTGTCCGACAAGGAGATTTCCTCAGATACTCCTGTAGGATACTTAGTGGTAATCGCAGAAGGGTCTCCGCGACGCGACCTAATTTCGTGGATATAAACAGGACAATCGTTGTAAAGAACAAACGAACCGGTCAACCTTTCATTGGCCTGATCCCTGTCCGTCCAAAAGTACTCTGTCTTAAGCACGCTTGGTTCCCTTCTTGGTTTCGCGCTCAACAATATGAGCATGAGTAGGTTCTTCCTTTCCTGCCATCCGCTTAAGCTCAGCGTTTAGCAGCCTTCGGGTAGCGCCGTGAGAACTATAACAATAATTCAGAATGTTCCGAAGAACCTGATTAGCCTTCTCCGTATCACCCGTGTTGATAATAGTCTGGATAAAAGTATCCAAGTCTGAAATATCGTCCATAAACCTGTAAGGATTAGCAGACCAATTGCCATAATTAAGATATGGCAGACCTACTATTGCCAGTTTAACAGTCCGGTCACTCTGCATATTCAACCACGTAGCAAGATTCACAAGGTCATAGATAATACGACGACGGTTCTTGTGAGTCAGCCAAACGTTTGACGGGGTTCGATATTCAACACCGTAAGGCTTCGGACGGAATGCGCCAGCCTTGCCGTAGAGTTCACGACGACGAGAATCAGTGTCAATCAGCGTCATGAACATACCGACAGTCATATCAAGCTTCTTAATGAAGCCTGTACAAATTTCGATATGATCGGGGTGATCTACAGGAATATCTGCACCCCATCCTACGTGGATATGCCCGCTGGCCGTACGGAAGGTAACATCGCCGTCAGGCCGCGGATTAGGTTCCTTGGTGTAAGCATTCCAATCAGGATCGCACCCAAGTTCCTTAGCTTCCTTCGGCTGCTCAGCCATAAGGTCTTCACCAAAGTCCTGAACAGGGGCAATGTTAAAGCGAACAGTCTTGAACCCGTTAGCCTTAACGTCTTCCTTCAGCTTCTTCATGACAGAGACAATGTTCTTGTCAAACATTGGGAACTGCCCAGTCGCAGGAACAGGATCAGTATTAAATTCAAGAGCCATTCCATCGACCTGATAGGCACCAGCAGGAACCTTAAATGGCTCGCGCTTAGTTCCCTTGACTACACCGTATGCACTGACAGGCTTGCTAGTGCGGGCGTCAACCAGAAAGATTTCAGGATCGCAACCAATAGTAAACATTAATTGAACTCCCCAACAAACTTAAACGCATAATCAGAACGTGCGGCAACACCGCTAGAGTGAACTACAGCAGGATACGGGGAAACATTTCCTTTTGCATCCATTACTTGAATCTTAGCGCCCTTCTTAAGCTTATCTGCGGTTGCACAAGCCCCGTGATGGTATAGATTACCGAAAGGTCCGGGAAAGGTGATACGAAAACCTGCAACAAACATTAATTATACTCCTCAATTGATCATTGTGGCAACAACAAGTGCCGGGTTTGGTTCAACACACGTACGACAAATGAAAGTCACATACTCCTTGTCAAACTTTCGATCACTCGAATGAATAAAGATTTCATGGACTTCATCCAAATCCCCAACAGGTGACTTACAGAAGGTGCAGACTGCTCCCGTGAGCTGTTCGAAACGCTGCTCTGAGAACTCAGTCTTAGTCTTATTATCCGTGATGAACGGTATTCCGGACACTGTGCGAAAGGACACCTTCGGCTTTTCGCAATTCTCCGAACAATCGTTGCACTTTCTTGCAGTGCTTCCGCTGTTTTCCTGCTGACAGCTTTTGGAACTCGACGATGGTAATGAGAGCTTTGGACGCTGCCCATTTGTCGAACTTGTCGATACCGTCGAGGAACCCGTATTTTGTTGTGAAGACTTCTGCGATTTGTCGACGGTAGAAGCTGTATGTGTCGCAGCGCCCGGAGTCTGCGTGGTTGCTGGGAGTTGGCGGGGGCGTGACGTTCCTATGTCGTCGAGATTGTCGTCGAGAAGGTCCTTGTCCACGAAAGGGCTGGGCACTGAACCCCCGATGCTGCTACCATACCTGCCACCACTTCCATACAGGTGTGTCACGTTTCCCGAGTAGCTTCTAACCTCACCTTTAACATCGTTCTCTACCTTAAGGGTAAAGATTTCCGAGGGCTTATCCTTGTATGCGTCGATGGTGAATGATAGATGTGTCTCGATGGGAAGTTCAAAGAACGATTTGCCAGCATCATCCTTATGGAGTTCAACACCAATACGAGTAGCCGCCGAGAAGAACCACGGCTCACTTGCCCACAGCATAGCCTTCTGGTCCTTTGTATGAGCAAAGTAAAGAGGACGACGCTCATTGCGGAGGAAGTTAAGGGTGCGTTCCTTGTTATCCCAATAGACCAGCGCCCATGCACCGGTGTTGTCCAACTGGCTGATGGTGTCCTTAAGACCATATTCGCTAATGTGCCAATACAGCCAGTCACTATCTACGTCAAACTGACGAGCACGCTCCATGGTGTAATGGCCCTGAAGAGTGCCATTATGAACGCCAATAATGTTACCATGCTCAAAGGGGTGAGCGTTAGCAACAATGTTGTCGCCAATAGTCTTGGCTCGACAATGGCCAATCAGCGCCTTGGCTCCGTGAATATCAATCTCACGGTCAAAGAACTTGGTCTCCATAAGATAGTTAGGAGTGCCAAGAGACTTCTTGTACTTGTAACCACCCGCTGAATTGACACGAATGACACCAGTTGAATCAGTGCCTCGAAGTTGATTGACAACAAGCATACCCTTGAATGCATTGAGCAGCTTGTTGTCGATCTTGCCAGCTACGCCTATAATTCCACACATTAGTATTAGTCCTTCCACTCTTGGCATTCAGAGATGTCGAAAGTTTTCTTGCCATCAGGTGTTGTAAGAATCAACGACAGGTTACTTGAGTAGTACCCGTTGTTGTAACCATACCCCGGAATGCTAACCGGGTGGCCGTTAGTAGGTACAAGCCGGATACCGTAGTCAGGCACTCTCTCAAAGAAATCTTCTGACGACAGATCAAACTCCAATCCGTCGAAGTCTTCAAGGGAGATGGCTGAGAAATCTAAGTAGTGATGTTCACAGCACTCGCTATCATGAAAGTCTTCCAAAGTTGACCCATCATCGAAGCGAATGCCGTTGGCCCTTCTTACTGAAATAGTAGAGAAGCAGACATTCACCCGTGTAACTTTTGGCATGTCATTTTTTCCTTGACAATTCGTACAAGAGATGATATAATCTCTTATAGAAGGGTTGTTTAAGAAGATTGTAATAAACAATAGTCTTTAACTATTATCTATAACAACCCTCTTAAACAATGCTTCTAGAGGAGATTAAAGGTGAGGATAACGGCCAACCAACATAGAGATGTCAGTAGAGCTATTACTAAGACTTTCCCTAGAGGTGTCATGCTGCAACTCCTTCGCTATCGTCGTAAGGCTCATCGGCAATACGATCCTTAGCTCCCCATTCCAACATCAGGTTAAAGAGCTTGTTCATGGTCCACGAACGATACTGCTCATTGCCGATTTCAGGATGGCCTTGTACGAAAAAGCATTGCGTCAGTGCGTAGCAACCTGCTTCGATCTCAAGTTCAACAGCAGCGTCATCGGTTTCCTTGTCAACATGGACAACCAAATCAGCTTCTTCAAACTTGGTAGCAACCTGCTCCTTCGTGCAAGCAATGACTTCCATATCCTTGTTGAACTGCAACATCTGGTGATGCAGAGACGTAGCCGTCACATACACATCATCGTCAATGTCATAGATAACATGATCAGGTCCGCCATGATTATTGACGTTCTGCCAGAGCTTGCCGCCATTCATCGCATGAAGGAACTGTGCGCCGCGGCAGATACCGAAACACACCTTGTTTAGCCTCTGGGCCTTGCGATAGAAGAACTCCTCTTGGAAGTCTCGGTCGTCAGTCCAGAAAGATGAACGATGTGCCTTGGCGTCGTAAAGCTTGGGGTTGATATCTTCACCGCCGATGAAGACAACGACGTCTGCATCTTCGACAGTGTTTGCCTTGCCAAAGCCGGCCTCGGCCATGAGAGCGACACATGCGCCATAGAAGGCACCCGGAAGAACAAAAGCCTTCATACCCTTGCATTCGGGCATTTCACGGCTAGTGTAGTTCTTAGAGATTGAAGTCATTGCGGACATTAGAGAATCACCGTCTTTCGTGCAGTTACGCGAGTTGGAATATAATTGGTTGGGTGGCTATCGAGTGTTACGTCATAGCCTCTTTTACCAAGCTTATTTCTAAGCTCAATCAAGGTCTTCAAGGTCTGCCGCATAGCGTCGGCAACCTGATTGTCATTCCATCCGTCCATAGGATTGTCGGTCGCCGTAGACCGGCTATCAGTGGATCGCATCTTTGAAATCTCCTCGTTCATACAGATAAGGGATGATGACGTTATACAATTCTTCGTAAGTAACGTCAGTCGGGGCAGGAGTTCGGCCATCGTGGCGAACAAACGGATTGATGATAGATGTGCCCGTATTTCCACCACGATACTTCCGCAGCATTTCTGCAAAGGGTGCATCATTCATAATCAGTTGCTTAGTGAATGGCGGCTGGCCCCCGGTATTACGATTGCAAAACAAGGTGCTTGTGCCATGCGTAGATGGGTGATCACAGTATGCCCGATCAGTCTGATCGAGCCCAATGGCATTGCCTGTGGTAAAGTTATGCAGTTCCTTTGTAGTTGCAGGAATAGCAAACAACCTGTGTCCCCATTTGCCGGTCACAGGTTTCTT